TTAACATTGGGTAGTTGTTTAGCTTTTTCATACAACTTCAAGTAGTGCTTATCATTGGCTTCTTTAAAAGCATCTCCATAAATTTGAGTACTGGAATAAACATCTAAAGTAATATTTTTATCCTCTTTTAATTGTTCCATCGAATTAAGTAAGACTTCTAGTCCTCGCCATGGGGTAGAGAAATAAACTAATTTAATTTTATCCTTCTTTTCCTGCTTTTTCTTGACGACAAGCTCATCATAATCAATACCATTTTTAATAACTAGACAATTAGGAGATTCCAATTTGAACATATATCTAAATTTTTCATAGTTCCAATGGGAATTGAATACATACCAATCATATTTGGCATGATTTTTAGGATTAGAAAACCAAGGAGCAATGTTAGGTTGATCAAAAGAATTTTTAAGCCATAAAATATTAGATCGAACAGGATGAAGAGGTTCTTTTTCTGGAACCGAAGTAGTAATTTGGACGGAATCCCAATGATTGGGACAATATTTTTTTAGATAATCTAATTGAATTTCGGTTCCACCGTAGGGCTGCATTAATTGGTTTTACCAAATACTTCCAAAGATGCAACTGTTATTTCAATGTCCTGCCTAAAATCATCAGAAGTAGTATCTGTACCAGGATTAGCTACATCAGCATCAAATTCTGCTTTATCAGCGTAAACCTTACCGGTTCTTTTATGCTTTACTATTTCTTTGACCTTTGCAGGTACTTTTATTGGGTCTGCCATTATGCCGTTCCTTGATCTCCTGTTAATAATGCGTACGAGATCATTCCTTTTATTACATTACCAGTGCCTGCCTGTAATTTCAAGGCATCACTTTCTTCTAAAACTATTGGTCCTTTGGCCAAATTTTGAGTAGTCACTGAACTTAATTTTATTGTACTAATTTCAGATGTATTACCCACACTTGAATCATACATATGAGCAGTAACAGTGGTAGTGCCAGAACTTACATTTTGAGTTTGAATATTTTGTAAGATGGCTCTGGAGCTTACACTTAAAGTTAGGACCGTAGTTTGAGCTGTTCCTGTTAAACTAAATCTTGCGTTTTTATATTGTATTGTCACTATCTACCTTGCCCCCTATATTTTTTATACGACCGTTTTTGCGATTTTGAAAGACGCTTTTTATGTCGATGAATTTTTTTTCTACTCTTTTTAACATAAGTACTAACTCCATACAAACCTTTTTTCTTAGCCATAAGTTACATTAAACCATTGAAACGCTTGTGTATCATTTTCAATTGTTCTTTGATAAGAAGTGTTAAGTTGCGTTTTAAGTTCTTCCATTTTAAATTTAATCTGTCTTTGATTAGATGGATCATAATCGTCTGTAGGTTCTTGAAATTGTACAGTAACTTTAGCCATTATCTTCTCCCGTCTGGTTGTATATCTGCTCTAAAAGTTCCAAATCTCCAAGTCTCATTCTTCCCATCATTCTCTACTTTTAAATTAATTAATCTTGCTCTAGCTCTTAAGTCTACTTTAGTAGTAGCAGAAGTAATAGAGACTGGACTTAATCCCGAAGCTGTTTCACTATCCGCTGGATAATCTTTAAGATTCATTGAAATTTTAGCCGTGCCAGTTAACGTTTTAAAATCAGGAATAAATCTTCTAATTTTCATTATATATTCTCCATCTCCGTCTATATCTAAATCAAAATCGCCTGATTGTATATAGGCTGCAATAGCAGTAGAAGTACCTGTAGCAGTAACAGCATTATTTCCTGTTTCATGTTTATACATTTTTGTTATTCCTTCTGTGTTTCCATAAACTAATGGAGTATCAGAAGTATGAGTAGAAGATAAATATTCTATAGCATACGGTTTAGGTTGCACATCAGAGTCTACCCATCCGGTTCTTGCTAAACTTCCTGTAGTCCATACTCCTCCTGGAACTGAGCCACTTTCAGTAAAATTAAATGAAACATATCTATCTATTACTGAGCTACTTTCAGTAGGATAAAACCAAGTTATTTCACTAAATAAGTTATTTACACCCGCTGCAACAATTTGACCTGAAGTATAATTAATATCTTGAAACACATAATCTTCGACATTACAGGTTAAATTTTTAACAGTACCATCAAACATAAAAAATCCACCGGCATCACCCATCCAAAATACTTTACCATCAGCAAACGCAACTGCATTATGCCCTATGACTCCACAGTTGGTACCTACTTGTCGGACAGAGAAAGTAAAAGGTGGTCCTACGAACTGCATTACATAAGCAGCTTTATCAGTTAAAACAAATACAAAGTCTCGTCCTTGAATAGCTGCTCTTATTTCTGAACCTGAAGATAATCTCATCGTTCCAGCCGTGTTGGTAGATGTAGGAACCCAATCATTTCTATCTTCTTGGTCAGAAAATCTTATAAACATTTTGTCTTGAGTAGTTGTAGTTCCTATGGTTGTTTCAGTTCCAAATAAAATAACATGTCTATCTTTTTCTGATACAATCATAGTTTCTGATGCAGTAGGTGCGTTAGTTACCACCGTGGCTCGTGTAGCAACAGCAGTAGGAACGTCAACATTTTCTGGATCCCATTGAAAAGTTTTACCGCCTCTTATAGTTGCTAATAATAAAGAACCAAAATTATCTAATTGCCATTGTCCGGGTTGTAAAATTACTTGTGTTGATGTTGAAGCATCGCCCCATCCTCCATTACCCCAGGAGCTTGTTCCCCACCCATAGCCATAAGTTTGAGTAGAACTTCCTATTCGATAATAAGGTTTAACCGTCATTGATCCACCAGCTGTAATACCTGCTCCAGTTTCGGTAGAAGGCAATTTAATAGTAACAGTTGTACCCGTGGGAGTAGTTAATACTTCAAATTTTTTATCTTCTAAAGCAGCAGCTGTAATACTGGTACCTGAGCCTGGCATCGTTACATTATCTAACATAATAACCATACCATCTTCTAAATTTGTAGTGCTTGAAAAATTGAGAGTAGCATCATCAGAATTATTGCTAGTAGTAATAGTAACTCCTGATTGATCTAAAGATGAGTTTAAAGGAGTAACGTCATGAAATTCTCCCTCAAACCATACAGCTAAAATTTTATTAGTACCTACGGCGGTCCATCTATTTCCTTGTGTGTCAAACCAAGAAAAGAGTTTACGACCAGCGCCGGGAAGCGTGTTTGTTTGACTTTCTTCCCATCCCCCTATCTTTTCGGGTAAACCGTATCTGAATCTGGCATAGTCCCCACCTATCCATCCTCCTTCAACTCCAGAAGGGGTTAGTTGTTTATTGTAGCCAGGAATGAAATTTACTTTTCTAAGCATATAACCATTATAATCTTTAGTTATTGACTTGTATAGATTGCTTAAAGTGCATGGGAGATAGGTGATTGGTGGTGTACCTCCCACACAAAATTAATTTTATGTTATTTTTTAGGTAAAGTCTAGACTTTACAGTGTGTCATACCAGACAGCCAGGATGTATCTTTTACCCTTTATGACTGGGTTAACCTTGTGCCACAGCATATTTAAAAAACTAACAATGGCTCCTTTTTCAGGGGAGTGTATTATTCTTGTATGCTTCATGGCGTCAGATGGATCACTAGCCGTTATTAATTCTCCACCTTCATAATCATCATTTAAAAATATTATAGAAGTGCCTTCATAATAAGGATAATCTCTATGCCAATCCATACTTTGATCTTCATTCCATTCTACAACTTCGATATTTTTAACGTAAAGACGTTTAGTAGGAAAGTCTTTAGCAATATGGTTACTCATAAAAGTAATAGCTCTTTTCACATTGTCTTCTTCTGCAATTAAATCATAAAGTCTTAAAACTTTTTTGTTATTAAAGACCTGTTTTTTATCATCACTCCGTTTATATAGAGCTATAAACCAGTCACATATTTGGTCCAATAAAAATTTATTTCTATACATTAAGAATGACTCCAATAAAAATGAGTAATGGCAAATCTACCTAGTCCTTTATTTCTGTATTCCTTATCCAGGTGAACCGGAGTAACCTGATGTAAATAATAACTTGGAAATAATAACATACGATTATGTTTACATTTAACATTTACATTAGACTGTGTAAATATAAAATCTCCCCCCGTAAATTTTTTAGGTTCTTTAAAAAACCAGATAAGAACAGTAAACTGAGGATCATCATGATGGGTTTTATATTCCTGAGCATCATCATAATAACTGATTAGAGTAGAATCTTTATTCGAAAGACAAAATTGAACACCATGAGGCATAGCTTTTTTTATAAAATCTTGAAACTTTTTATCTTGAAACTTTTTCGTGGCTGACATGATCGAAGAAACGTGTCTATACTTTTGAGTAAACATAGCGTCAGGATATATTCTCCAACTGTTACTTAAATTAACTCCATCCTTTTTTGCTGAAAAATCAGCAGCTCGTTCCAAATTATCTGGCCGGTAATAAAAATCTAATTCTTTCCAAATTAATTTTTCCTCTTCAGGAGAATACCAATTATCTGATACAATAAAAGGAAATACCTCACCGGAATTAACGGATGTTATGGTTCTCATAGACGGCATGGGGTACTCCTATAAATTCTCTTTTATCATATTTATTTTTTTCTGAGTTTTCATTTTTAATATTGTAATGAAGAAATACCTGGGCACAGTCATTGCCTGTAAAAGTTTCTCTCCAATGTTCCAACACACATCCTTTATATATCAACATATCTCCGGCGTTTAGTTCTACTTTTATACCAGATTGATTTTTGCCTTGTGTAGGGTCTAAATAAATAGGCCATGGATCTCCACCTAAGTTTAATGTAGTAGATATCTCACAAGACATTCTATCTTTATGTCGATCTAAGACATCATCTTTTTTATATATTCTACAATAAGAATACATTTCAATTAACTCTTGCTCCGCTTGCTTTTCCATCATCGGTTTTAATTTAAGAAGTAAAGTCTCCATTACTGTGTCCCCATATACTGTATAAGTATTTAAAACCTGTGGGTCATCCCAAAAACCAAACTGTTTATTAAAAGGAGAGATTAATTTTTTTTGAAACATATAAGTCGCTATCTTTCGTCTTAAACAAATATAGTCATAAATAAATTGAGTCATCTCGGTAGAGATAGCTTTTCTTATAATCGTATAATTATTAGTGTTAAAATCATTCATATTGTAAAATCAAAATTAATAATATATCTGTGTTTATATTTAATAGGAGTATTGCCAGCGTGATATTGATGTCCTTCAAAATAAACTGCACTTCCCTGCTTAGGTGTGTGTTGTAAAATAATTTTTTTATCTATATCTTTTAAAACATTTCTAGAATCTTCTTTATTAAAAAATTTATCAAAAATAAAAGTATCCCCATCCGAATCATTTATGTAATAGACCAGGGTTTTATACGGTCCGCTATGATCAGGCAAATCTGTATGGGGCTTGTTAAATAAAAATTTTTCCCTATCAGGATGTTGAAAGGTAAGTCTTAGTCGTACTCGCAAAACTTGTTTAACAAAAACATTTGTTTTTTCTGCAAAGAAATATAAGATAGGTCTAAACAATCCCCAATCCATAGAATTTTCTTTTCCCTGCATAACTAAAGAATGACTAAAACCTATATTATCTAAAAATTTAATTCCATCAGCAGGGGGAGTATTTTCATCATATCCAATACTTGATGTATAATACAAAGGTATATGCGATAACGTTTGTTTTAATTCATTTTGATATACTTCCGGGATTAAATTATCTATTACCAAAGGTTTCATTTTAATGGCAACTCCGCTAAATAATCATTAGAATCAAGATCTCCCCTTAAAAAAGTATTAAAGGATATCGAAATTCTTGTTGTCGAAGAACAATTTTTATTTACACTATGCCAAACAGTAGAAGGAAATAAAACCAGCCTGTTATCTCTTGCTTTAACAAAAGCTGATAAATTATTTTCATGATTAAACTTTTTTCTTTTCCAAGTTAAACGCCATAAGTTTGTGTTAGGGTGTTCAAGTTCAAGATCAGGCGTTTTCTCATCTGTTTTAATATAATAAACTCCTGAAACAATACTATTAGAATGGTAATGCATGGGATGTTTTTTTTGTGGAGGTAAAAAATTAACCCATGAATTAGTCATATATAATTCTTCGTCACAGCTCATAACTTCATTTTTATACCTATCAATACACATTTGTATGGCTTCTCTAAGTCTTTTTAATTTTTTATTTTCTAAAATATTCTTATCAGTAGAAGAAACATTGTCTAGGTAAGTATTCTTAGTATTACCAGAAGCTGTATTAACTATAGTAGATTTTTCCTCTTCACTTAAAGGTTTAAAATCAAAGACAGCAACAGGAGTGGGAAATAATTTTAAGAGGAGCATATTTAAAAATAATTTAAGTTAATTAGCATTCTAAATTTTCGATCGGTACAAGAGGTACTTTGATGAGCCTCATTGGTTTTAAATTTTAATAATCTATTTCGTACACTTTGGGTAAATGGATTTTCTTTGTCCTCAAAAAAAGTCCCCCCATTACATGTATTAAGATATAAAATAGCCGCGTTAGCTTCAAAGGGATAATCTTGGTGTAGATCAAATTTATATAACTGTTCTGTTCTTAAGAATAAATTTACCTTTGCCCTTATTAAACTTTTTACTTCTAATTTTTTTAAAAGAGGTTGAATTACATTTAATAGATCACTCCTACTGGCATGGTGATCATACAAAGTATGAATAAAGTATGAGTGATTAAGATCATCAATCTCTGTCTCAGTACCTACTTTTGTAGAATAAAACCAAGCTATATCTGAAAGCCTCGGAGAATTTGTAAAAGTGTTTTCTATAAGAGCAAAATCTCTTTCGTCTAAAAAATTATTTATTTGTTCCATGGTATATATTTTTATTGAGAAAATCATACAAGGATAAACAATGCTTCGTTGCATCATTCCATTGTCGTTTTCTTTGTTCTAAGTTATTAATAGATAACTGCCAACCTGGATACATTGCTTTAAGATCATTTAAATATAAACCATACTTTAAAGCAAACTCATCCGTCGCTCCCCAATTCATACCTGTGCATATACAAGCCGCGCCTTCATCATGAGAAAAAGAGAAGTCAGAAAATTTCCAAAAAACTAAATCTTGAAACATACTGCCAGTAGTTTTATACAAAGATTTTAAATTATACTCTCTCTTTTGAATTGCTTTCCAATAAGGAGTGTCAGTTCTAACAGAAAGAGAATAATGAATAGCAACAAATTCTGCAAAGTATCTAAAGGAATTTGTACAAGATAAATTAAATTGTTCTTTTGTAAAATTAGATACACTTCCTCTACCTAAAACTCTTACTAATCTTATTAAAAATTCATGAACAGATAAAAGTCCATTACCTTCTAATGGTTCTATAAACCCCGCAGCTAATCCTATCGCACAGACGTTTTTTACAAACAGTCTTTTATGAATACCTACTTTCATTTTTAACTGTTTAAAATTTAAATCATCTCTTTTAAGATATTTTTTAAACTGTGTAAGAGCATCTTCATCTGAAATATATTTGTCTGAATAAACATACCCTGTTCCCATTCTACTCCACAGCGGTACCTTCCATACCCAACCATTTTCAATAGCTGTGCAATTAGTGTAAGGAACTAATTCTTTTTCTTTATTTTTATACTTAATTTTTGTAGCCCACGCTGAGTTATTGGGTAGGATATCTTCGTAACTTATAAAAGGTTCCTTTAAAGTTTTGCCTAGTAGTAGAGATTTAAAACCAGTGCAATCGATAAAAAGATCTGCTTTTAATTTTCCATTCTTACTTGTGTGTAGATAATCAATTCCCTCTTCATTAGTTTTAATATCAACCACATCGTCCTCAATAATAGTTCCTTTTATTTGTTTAAATTTTTTTTGAAGAAATTGAGCAAATAATGTTGCGTCAAAATGATAGGCTGTATCCTGTTTAAAATTATATCTACCTAAATTTATTTTTTCTTCTCCTGAATCAAAGATTTTATTTTGATTAACTAAAGACATTATTGGATAGTAAGAGTCAGCAAAATCAGACACAGGGGTCTCAGGGTACATTATTTTTTTAAAATACCAGTCATTAAAATCTGCTATCGTATTAGATTTATCTGGTGCACCGAAAGGAAAATGAAATCCCCCGTCACCTTTCTTATAAAAATCTTGAAACCGAATACTTAATTTATAAGAAGCATTACACTCTTTCATAAAATCTTTGTCCTCGATCCCAACTAAAGAAAACCATTGATTAATCTGTCCTAGTGTACTTTCTCCTACACCCACAGTTGCAATTGATTTACTCGCTAACATTATTATTTCTTTTTCTGGAAATAGTTTTTTTAAAGTATAGGCTGTCATACAACCAGCACTTCCACCACCTAATACAATTATTATTTCCATGGAGGACCTAAATTCCATATTACTAATGATACTCTTTTTCCACTTCTTATTGCTCGTACTTGATGATCAACAAAAGACGGAAACACTAGAACAGTGCCTTGTTCTTTAACTTCGTCCACAGTAATAATGTTTCTACCACATCGATTATTTCTTAGATCTAGCTCAAAGTCTCCTCCAGTATAGAAATTAGGATCAGATAAACTTACAGTAGCCGACAATTTTCTAATCTTGCCTTTATAATTAGGATGGGAATCTTTTCCAAAAGGTTCAACGGAATCATCACTGTGCCACGAATAAAATTCACCTGGCTCATAGTTTGTAAATTGAATTGATTCAGACCAGTCCCATTCAAAATTCCAACCAGCATTTTTGTTTGCTGTATGAATATAGGGACTTATTTCATCATAGATCCATTGATCAGTTAACCATGTAACTTGTGATTTTCTTATATTAGATGCATCTGAAATAGATCCATCTTTTTCTCCTTGAACAATACCTCTTTCTTGCGTGTAAGAATTTCCTACAGCAATAATATCTTCACAAGTTTTTTTAGGAATTGCTTCTTTAAAATACCAATAATAATTCTTTAATCCAATCATCCTGTATTAAAAAGAGGATACTTGATTTAACTAAAATTGTAAAGAATCGGATTAAGAATTGATATGTATCAATTTTAAAAGATTAAGACCACTCGCCAGCTTTAACATAATTATAAAGCGCTCTCATATCCCAAACACCTGATCCATAAAAAGAATATGGTTGTGCAGGAGCTTTGACATATACTCTTCCTGATCCACCAGCGCCTCCATAGGATCCATGAGGTACGTTTCCTTGACCTCCGTTACCTGTGTTTGCTCCTCCAGCGCTTCCACCAGATCCACCATCTCCTCCGGAAGATAAAGTTGTACCGGGTCCTAATAAAGTTGTTGTTGCTCCACTACCCCCCGATGACGGGCCTCCTGATCCACCAGCTCCGCCGCCACCAGCTTTACCATTTGGATTTGACCCTCCTGGATTTCCTTGAGGAGGTGAAAATGGAGGTACGTTTCCTTGACCGGCAGTTCCTGATGCTCCACCACCTGATCCTCCTTGACCTCCTCCGTCAGTTGCAGCTCTTCCCCCTTTACCACCACCTGTTCCTACATATGTTGATTCAGTAGGTGAAAAGGTTGTCGCAAAAACGGAATCGTTTCCGTTGGCGCCTCCACTATTTGTTCCACCAGCACCGCCTTGACCGACTGTTACAGCAACTGGTCCTGTTACAGGAATTCCTTGACTTTCTCGTAGACCACCGCCTCCGCCTCCGGAGCCGCTATCACCCATACCACCGCCTCCGCCTCCTAATACTACAACATCTACAGTTGCAATAGCAGATTGTGCTTGTGTCCAAGTACCATCGGAATTGAAAGTTTCGGTTGTAGGAGTAGTGCTTCCAGAATTTACTACTGAAGCTCCAGTTACTCCGCCATTAGCTCTATCCGTCATAATTAATCTCCTGTATAATTTATATCTCTAAATTGTGCAAATGTAAACCCGCTATCTGACCATGTTCCAGTATCAGGATCCCATGCATATAAAGTTAGCTGATCATCAGTTGGACGAGGGTCCAAGTTTTTATGACCAACAAATCTTAGTTTATGTTCATCCCATGAATGAATCATTTCCTTACCCTCATGATCCGTTTGATCTGGATGACTCTGACCGGGCCATTGTACAGGTGCAATATAAGCACATTGGCTTTCATCAAACACCCAAGAATTATGAGTTATAGCTTGATTAGATTTCATAGGTCGTGGAGGAATAAAAGCATCTCGAGATTCATCCCAAGTATAACCTATTCCTGCATGATTTTTTCTAAAAGGAGTTCCACCGAGTTTGTGACCTCCTCGAAATGTATTGTATGAAGTTTTTTTCCAAAAATTAGGAGAGATATCTCCATGAACACTGGTTAAAAATTCGATTCCTTTTTCTTCTGATCCACCTTCATCGGCATCACTCACAACGTGAACTCCAACAACGATATTAGTAGGATCTATTTTAGCATAACTTGCCATTTAAATCACCTCCTACGCGTCGTCCAATATTTCGTAACTAATAGTTATAACGGCATCCCCGTTAGCACTTGCACCAGCTTCAATATTGTCACTTTCGTTTAAATAGATCATACTATTTTTATCTATTACAATCAAAGTAGAATCTGCTGGAACTGAAACTGTACTTGCTAGTGCTATAGGTGATCCACCTGATTTAGTTATAAAAACCGAAACATCCACCGACGCTGAACCATCAATGTTAGCAATAATAATACTGTTAACTTTAATTAATTTGTCAGTAGCACACGCTAAAATTTCTGTAGTAAGCGTAGTTGTTAAAGCCGCTTGTTTTGATAAACCTAGTATCGATGATACATCTACTATATTTGGATTTGCCATAATTTAATTCCTATATTGTTTCCATTTTAACCGAAAATCATGGCCATCGCAATAGCTTTCCCTGTTGTTACTCCTGCCGCAGGCAGAGCTGTCCATGAAGCCACACCCGCTGTCGTCGCCGTCAAGGCTAAACCATTAGTAGCTGGTGCAGTCGTAGGTAGTTGAATAGTATAGGTACTTACTCCCGTAGGAGCTTTTACAGCTACATATTCACCGCCGGTGTCATCCTCAAAGTTAATTTGGTTTTGTGTTTTTAATGTAATACTGGATAAATCTGCTAAGACATCCACCACATTTGTCCCATCGGAATATAAAATTTTATGTCCTTTATCTGTAGTAGAAAAACTAGGTCCTGTTCCAGTTGCTGTTTTAACTTGTACTGCGTGAGCACCTGTTGAAGCATTATGAACAATCCACCAATTTTCGGTGCTATCTGGAACAGTAACGATTGTTCCGGATCCAGTTAAAGCTCCGGTTAATTTCCAAACTCTTGTTGCAAGCGTTGCACCTGTTGTACCACTATTTTTAGCTAAAGCTAAAGTTCCACTATCAGTTAATGCTTGAGCTACATAACCACCTGCAATTTGTTCTAAAATTTGAAGGTTGGTATTAGTAATAGTACCCCATTGACCGGATTTTTCTCCAGTCACCATTAATTCTGTTCCTAAATTTGTATAACTCGATGGCATAATTTATCTCCTAACCATTATAATTTTGTTAAGCCGCTGTGTCAACTTCCGTCCAAGTATTAGTTACTCCCGGTACTACTGGCGACCATGCCGATAGTTTAACATTTTGTAGGGTCGCTGTCATTCCTATGCCAGTTAATCCTACTACTTGATCATCTACATCAGAGGCTCCTAAAGCCCCTGTTAAAGACTGGCCTGTTACTTCCACTACAGAAACTGCATCTACCGTACCTAAAGCTCCAGTTAAGGCTATTCCTGTAAGAGTGACATTTGCATCTGCTGTAGTTCCTTCATTTCCAAGTGCTCCAGTTAAAGCCTGTCCTGTTACTTCAGCTACAGATACTGCATCTACAGTACCTACGGCACTTGTTAAAGATTGACCTGTAAGAGTAACATTGGCATCAGCCGTTGCTGATTCATTACCAATTGCAAAAGTAAGGGCTATTCCAGATAGTTCTGCTAAAGCATTTCCACCACCAGTAGCAGTTCCAAGAGAGCTTGTTAAAGCTTCGCCTGTAGCTGTTACATTTGCATCAGCAGTAACGATTTCGGTTCCAATTGCTCCAGTTAAAGCCTGTCCTGTTACAGAAACAATAACATTAAGATCAACTGATTCATTTCCTAATGTTCCTGTTAAAGCTTCTCCTGTAAGTGTAACATTAGCGTCAGCTGTTACAGTTTCAGTTCCAATTGAAGTGGTTAAAGATTGCCCAGTAACTGCAGCATTGATTGAAATAGTTGCAGTTGCACTTCCTATGCTTGTGGATAAAGTATTAAGTTGAACTCCGTTACCCCAAACTCCGTCACCGAAGCCTTCAACGGATGATCCCCATGCACCGTAGTCAATAACAAGGGCATTATCTTCCCATGCTCCCAACCCCCAGTCATTGGACCCCCAACCTGACGGTGCACCTGCCATTTAAAACCTCCTTAGCTAATTCTTAATATAGCTGCAGAAGTTGTAAAAGCTGGGAATTGTATTGTAAAAGTTCCTGCTGTTGCTGTTTTATTACCACCAAAGTCTAAGACAGCTACTGCTGCATTAGTTACTGCTGATGATGTATTATAAATTAGCGCTCCTCTTGCAGTTAAAGTAACTCCAGTAAAAGAAAGATCAGCGAAATCTACAATTGCCACACCTGTTGCTACAGATGTTTGTTGACTACCGACAGCAAGGTTTTTTCCACCCGCTGCATAGTCTCCACTTCCAGTATCTGTTGCTTCTCCTGTTGCAGTATACGCTGTAGCTGATGCACTTAAGTTAGCTGTACTTTGGTACAAAGCTAATTTAAATTTATCACCAGTTGTTTGCGTAAAGTTTGCGTCTCCTTCTAGTAATTGCTTTTTAAAACTATTACATATTGCTTGTGCTATTGCCA